TATTGAATGATTTTGTTTCTGCTGCAGTAAATGTTACGTTACCAGACTCATCTTTAAATACAGCATCTACGTGCCAGACCGATTTAACTTCTTTAAGTTTGCTTGAGATCGCCTGACCAAAACTTGCAGACATTGATTCAAAATCTGATCCTCGGTATGTTGTGTGCCAAACCACACCGATTTCGGATCCTTGTATTTGTTTGCCAAGGTCGCTGTTGACAGGTACCGCGTAAACAATGGTATTAGGATGGAAAGTAACACACGATTCTCCATCAATATCCTGTACTTTGAGGTCGTCCTTCGTATATAATAAATCACCTTGTACTACTCCTTCAATGCCCAACTTAGAGAATTCAGCCAGAGCAGTCTTAAACTTATCTGCTAGTTCTCCTTGTAATCCGGGCTCATTATCTATTTCTGCATTTGTTTTATAAAATTTTGGATTCTTGTTAAATAATCCCTTTTTCGCGATAAAGAATTTACCATCACTTGGATCTTTACCAGCAAATATCGCAGGCGCGCCATCCCATTTAACTGATAAGCTAACGGGAGCTTTAGCGTTTCCACTAAGCATATCTCGAAGTGCTGAAAGATATTGGAATACATTACGCGTTCCAATTACTCCACCATCTAAGACAGCATCTTCTAAATGTGTCATGTGGAGATTAGCTCCAGCTGCTTCTGTCATATATGTTTTGAATCTAATCATGATTTGTACAACTCTTTGAATTCATCGGTCATCTGTGCGGTAAATGATGGTGCTGATCTAAAGTTTCCTTTATATCTTAATACAATATTACAAATCGGCATAGTGCCAATAACTAAGTCAAACTTCAGCATTGCTGCTGTAGCTCCTTCGTCAAACGCTTGTACTGCGTCTGGTGTAGGTCTGATAGTGGCTGTTCCAGTACTAAATAGTGTTTCTAATGTACTCGAAACGGTATCGATGTCTTTGTATTCACCCTTCTGAATATCTACACCTTTACGTGGGCCGTAATCTCCAACACCTGTTACAAGAGCAAAATCAAACTCTACTCTTTTTAAATCTCTTAAGTCTGCTTTAAATATCAGATCAACTAATTGTTTTGATAATAAATCAGTATTCTTCATAATCAGATCAGCCATTTTCTTAAACAGTGATCTGTTACCTTTTAGCTCTGCATTAATAATTTCATTTGGAATACGTTGTACAAACTTCTTCCAATTTTGTGCAGTTAGTCTTGTTCTCTTTAAATCTGAAATGACCTTAGCTGGGGCAGTCTTTGTTCTTACTGCTCTTCGTATAACACCAATATAAAATGCAGATGCGCTACGATCAAGCTGTGTCATTAAAGTAGTAAACTTACGATCTTGGAATAGTGTTCGGAATGATTTATTAATAAGAGTTGGATCTGTTTCTGATAATCTTTTCTTTTTCTTTAAAGACACACCAAGGAACTTAGTTCCCTTCTTAATAATAAAGTCTGAACTATTAAAGTCTTTCATACCATGCTTAGTGATTTGAAATTGTCTAACGTCATCGTCCCAAGCTTGACCTGTTAAATATACTTTAGTAGCATTACCATAACCAGCATCGTGGCATGTTATAGCAGCTGAAACGGCTGAACATAAATTGACATAGTCGTTGTCTAAACTTGCAATTTGTCCATCAGTTGCACCTTTAACATTAGTTAGATTTAATTTAACAAACTGAATTAGCTCATCCATTTCTTCAACGGTTGTAGGTGCTGTAAGTTTATTCTTTAAACATAAAGCAGCTGTCATAAGCTCATTGGGATCAGTACCAGCTTTACTTCTTTTACCATCAGGTCTACAGTTAACATAGATATAACGTTTCATATCTTTGTGTTTAACTGTGATATCTTTGTCGATACGACTTGCTGGTGGCTCTGGGCCTTCTTCTAACTCTGGAGTATCAGCGATAATTGCTCTTGCTAATGAAGCCCATTTAGTACGTTTAGCATCTTCCATAATAGCGAACATACCAAGCTTTGAGCCGTTGGTTTTGTCTCGTCTATTATCAAGCTCGATCGCTGAATCTATAGTAGATATACCATCGTCGATTTTAGATATTACTTCAATGGCAAATGACTCATCGTCATCTTCATAGTTTGGAACATCAATAGGAGCTTCAAATAGATCATGAGCGAACTCACTGAACCCGAGTCCGTTTGAAAGGTCCCTTTCGGCAACTGCTTCCTTGCGGACAGGTTCAAGTGGTGTTACATCATCATGTACAGGTCGACTTGACTTAAATGTGCTAAAACTTTTCATGATTACCTTTGTATATTGTATAGGACAGTTTTAGTTATTTATAATCAGACTAATTGCACATCTGAGAAAACTGAACCTTTCCTACGTCCTTTGAGCCTCTGGCCGATGTCTGTTTTGTCAAACACTGGTCCATCGTCGTCATAGCTCTTCGTCTTTTTTCCGGAGTTACCACCGGAACCATCGTCAAGATTAACGTTGTTTTGTGCAGACTCTTCAAGCTCATAGATCTTCATCTTAGCACGGTCAATACCAACTAAGAATCTACGATAGTAACCTAAGTCACCCCAACGATTCTTTAACTGTTTGAGCATGAGTTGTCCGAGTTCATCGAGTTGTTCTGATGTTACTAGACCTAAGATACAGTCTGCTGTGTGAGTAATACCCATGGATTCAGATGTATTTGTAAGATCAACATCAGAGTTACCATAACCATCACGGTTAAACTGAGATGATGTAACTACTGCACAGTTGTACTCCATTGCTAGACCACGTACTTCTTCTGCGATACTTTTCACTAAGTTATAGCTTGAAGATGCAGCTGCACCTCTAACTCGTGATGAAGCACAGATATTAAGATAGTCTAAGAATATCACATCAGGCTTAAAGTTTTTCTTCATCTCTAGTTCATTTAGTAAGTGTCTAAAGTGACCAGAATGCACAGAGCCAGTAGGATACTCTTTAATAACAAGTTTACCCGTTGTTTTAGTTTTGTATCTCGCCATTCGTTTTTCATAAACATCTCTTGGAATCTCATTGATTTCGTCCATTGTGATATCCATGATGTTAGCATCAATACGACGGCCGATCTCTTCTTCTGCCATCTCCATAGTAATATAGAGAACATTTTTACCATACATCAGATGATTGGCAGCCATGTGACATTTAAGCAATGACTTACCTCCACCAGTAGTAGCAAGTAATACAGTCATTGATTTACGAGGCAGACCACCTTTGGTAATCTTGTTTAGGATATCAATATCAAATGGTATACGCTCTTCTTTTCTGTGGTAATGATCATAACGATCTTCAAAATCAACAAGGTAATCGTGACCAACACTTGAGTCAAAGCTAATACCAAGACTATCTTGTAATAGTTTTGGAATGCTACCCTTGTCAATCTCACCTTCTTCACCATCAAGTATCAGAATAGATTTACGAATACTATTATACAGGTCTTTGTCTTGGCAGAACTTTTCAGTCTCGTCAAGTAAGAACTGTGAGTTAGTAGTCTCGTCAATAGAAAACTCATTCAACACATTTTGAATAGTAGAGTAAGTATCTTCGTTAAGATCTTTACGCTTCTCAAGTGACAACTTAAGAGCCTCTATGGTGGGAGGCTCTTTGTATTGATCTACATACTCGGTAACAGTATTGAAGATTTTACGATAAGACAGGTCTTCAAAGTAATCATCTTTGAGATAAGGAAATACCTTTCGGCTATAATCCTCATTCAGTATCAGATTCGATAAGATCGTCTTCTCTATCATCTTCGGCTTCTCCCATTTCAAGTGTAGTTAATTTGAATTTCTTTTCAACATATTCATTAAACTTTGGATCAGCGATCAGGCCTTCAAAGAATGGTGTATCACCTTCGATATCTTTCAGCCTACGCTTTGGTTCAATTACTTCACCAGTCTTTTGATCTACTACGTTATACCAACCTTGGTTAGCTTTACATAGGTGACCAGATTCAAGAGCTAATTCAAATAGACTTGAGTACTTTTGGATACCAGTGTCGTATAATACTGTAAATGGTAGTTTAGCTTTTTCTTTAACATACCTAGACTTCTCAATATTAATTGTGAACTTAAACCCTTTCAGGTCAGTACCTTCTTTCTGTTGAGATTTAGATATAATAAAGATCTGATTAGCTGAATAGTAAATACCAGTACCACCTGAAACGATGTTCTTAGGGAACAGACCAATTTCTTTATAGGTATGGTTAACAGCAACCATTGGAATATCTTTACCGGTAAGCTTTGGTGTAACAATTCTGAATAGTGACTTAAGCTGTTTTGCTCTTGTCATATCAGCAACTGATTTCTCATCCATGGCATCTTGAACTTCTTTACGAGAGGCCAAGTTACCAATAGAGTCGATCATAATAAAGACTTTATCTCCCTTGTCAATCTCGTCTAATCGTTTAGTAGCGTCAAACTTAAGTTGCTCTACGTCTTCGATTGGAACGTGAATAACACGGTC